GTGAATATTATAAATAACTTATATATTGGAAAACAAAGGGAGTACTCCAAATGACAGATATTAATACAGAACTAGAGCAGATTGCCGCAGAAGTATTCGTGGATGAATCTGAACTAGATGAAGCTTTGGATACGAAAGGTGATCCCAGAGCCCCTATGAAAGGTGCAGCTCCAGCGCAGAAAGAAGGTAAGATTGATGCTTCTACGCCTGGTGGCGAAACTCAAGATATGGGCCCAGCGGTAGTCTCTCCTGATGCTCCTTCCGATCCTGGTGTTGCTGCTGAAAAGAAAGCGAAGAAGGCTATACCTCCTGGTCGTCCAGGTGGTAAGGGTTTGCCTTCAGAAGCTACTCCTAAGACAGTTGCTCCCACCTCAATGGATGGTGAAGTAGGTGATAAACTACGAGGAGAGGAAACAGAAATGGAATATGAAAAAGTCATTATTGAAGATGATGAAAATGGTGATGACGATGACGATGAGGAAGAGAATGGCAAGAAGAAGAAAGGTAAGAAGCAAGACGATCTAGACCGTGATGACGAGGAAGAGGGATCCCGTAGTAAGACAAAGGATACCGCTGAAGAAGTTGAAATCACTGTGGACGAGAGAGTTGCTGCGATGGATCTTTCTGATGATGTTAAAGCTCTTACTGGTGGTGAAGGTCTTTCTGAGGAATTTAAGCAGAAAGCAGCGACGATTTTTGAAGCTGCTGTTAAAGCTAAGATTCGTGCAGAACTTGAGCGGCTCGAGGAAGAGTATGCTCAGGCCTTTGAACAATCCATGGACGAAGCTAAAAATGAGATGACTGATAAGGTTGATACTTATCTTTCGTATATTGTAGATGAGTGGATGACGAAGAACGAAGTTGCTCTTCAGCATCAACTCAAATCAGAAATTGCTGAGAGTTTTATTGCAGACCTACGTGGTCTGTTTGAAAAACACGATATTACAGTTCCTGATGATCAATTTGATCTTCTTGATGCAGCTGCCTCGAAGGCGGATGAGTTGGAAGAGAAATTAAATGAAACTATCGAGAAAAATATCGAGATGACCAAGCGAATCAATGAACTTGAGCAACACGAAATTTTAGTAGATGTGGCTTCTGATCTCGCAGATACAGAAGTAGAGAAATTTGCAGAACTAGCAGAAAATGTTGAATTTGAGAGCGCCGACGACTATCGTATAAAGTTGGAAACGATCAAAGATTCATATTTTCCAAAAGTTCAAATTACTGAAGATGTTGAGGCAGCGCCATCCGAGGAAAATTATGAAGATGTAACTGACACAATGGCTGCTTATATGTCTGCGATTGGGCGCACAGAAGCACGTGCTCTCGGAACGCAGAGTTAAGTTTTTTATAAATATATAAAAAGGGAGAAAAAAACTAATGTTTCAAACTGAACACCTACAGGAAAAGTGGCAGCCAGTACTCGAGCATCCTGACCTCCCAGAGATTAAGGATCCGTATCGGCGTGCTGTTACAACTGTAATTTTAGAAAACCAGGAGAAGGCGATGGCAGAGGACAGAAGTTTCCTCTCTGAAGCTGCTCCTACAACAAACACCGGCGGTGTTGCGAATTGGGATCCGATCCTAATTAGCCTCGTTCGTCGTGCGATGCCTTCTCTAATCGCTTATGATATCTGTGGCGTCCAGCCGATGACTGGTCCTACAGGTCTTATCTTTGCGATGAAGGCAACGTATAAATCACAAACTATATCTGGAAGTCAACCGCCTCCGTATAACGAAGCTCTGTTTAACGAAGCTGATTCGTTCTACAGTTCCCGTGATGCGACAGGTGCATTCCCAGGTCAGTCTGGTGCCCAAGTACTAAAGGCAATCAGTGATGCCAACTTTACAAGAGGTCAAGGCATGACAACTGGTGCTGCTGAAGCCCTAGGCGATTCAGCTGGTAATGCTTTTGCTCAGATGTCATTCAGTATTGAGAAAGCGACTGTGACCGCTCGGTCCAGAGCCCTTAAAGCTGAATACACAATGGAACTTGCTCAAGATTTGAAAGCGATCCACGGTCTCGATGCTGAAACCGAACTCGCCAACATCCTCTCGGCTGAGATCCTTGCTGAAATCAACCGTGAAGTAGTCCGTACAATCTATGTGAATGCTCGCATGGGTGCCCAGACGAATACAACCACACGTGGTATATTCGACCTGGATACTGACTCCAACGGTAGATGGTCTGTTGAAAAATTTAAAGGCCTAATGTTCTCGATGGAGCGTGATGCAAATGCGGTCGCTCGTGACACACGGCGTGGTAAAGGTAACATCATGATTTGTTCTGCTGATGTCGCTTCTGCCATGACGATGGCTGGTCTACTTGATTATCAGTCGGCTCTTCAGGATAACTTGAATGTCGATTCTACTGGTAACACTTTCGCAGGCGTACTAAATGGTCGTCTAAAAGTCTACATTGATCCATATATGAATATGGTTCAACCGTATACTGCGTCCGTAACAGCTGCGACTGGAGCCACAGCGGCTCAGTACTATGTTGTTGGTTATAAGGGTACGTCCCCTTACGATGCTGGCTTGTTCTATTGCCCGTATGTTCCATTGCAGATGGTTCGTGCGGTTGGTGAGAACAGCTTCCAGCCGAAGATTGGTTTCAAGACTCGGTATGGCTTGTCCCGTAATCCGTTTGCAGAGAATACTGCAACTTTCTCGGGTGCGGACACAGCTGGTACAGCTAACTCCAACGTGTATTACAGGAGAGCGCAGGTCAATAACCTGATGTAAGAAGTAACTTACAAAAACATCCGCCATAATACAATTATAAAGGATGACTTTGGGGAGCTCGCTATCATGCGAGCTCTTTTTTATGCTCAAAGTTTTTATAAATATTAATGAATAGGAGTCATTGTACAAGGGGGAGAGTAGACTCCAGCCCCACAACGAGGAGAAAGAATTATGGCTGTTGCAAATCAAACAATGCAAGATTCTAGATATAGAACAATTGTAAAAACTGTTAGTAGTGGTACTACTAGTGCAGGAGAGGTTGTAGATTGTTCTGGTTTAGTAGGATTTCAAACGGGTGGATTAATAACTATCGCAAAAGTTAGTTGGTCCCTCTCATCACAAGCTGATATATTATGGGATGCTACTTCTAACGTAATTGCATTGTCATTAAATGGTAATGGGACCTATGGTTTTATGCCAGGTCAACCTGCCCTTCCTAATAATGCTGCCTCAGCAAACAGAACGGGAGATGTGCTCTTTACTGCTGGCGCTGCGTGTATTGGTTATGTAGTGATAGAATATCATAAAGTACCTACTGCGGAAGGCGTTGGTTGGAATGCTGGATTGAACTTGGCATAAGATATGGCTGTTGCAGAACCTACACCTAGTACTCCTATTACTGGTTCCCAGAGCGCTTTAGCTCGACAACCAGATATCTTTAACTATTCTCAATCGAATCAGTTTAGGGTTACTTTATCTATTTTTCCAAAGACAGAATGGTTTGTGGTTCGAGCAAATATTCCAAGTGTGACCCTGGGCCAAGGGGTCCAGGCCACACGTTTGATTGATATGCCCATCGTGGGAGATAAAATTACTTACGATCAGTTCTATTTTACTTTTCTAGTAGACGAGAAGTTAGAGAACTATATGGAATTACACAACTGGATACTCAATATAGGATTTCCGGAGAGGTATGATCAGTTTCAAGGGGCAGTTAGACCTGACGGATCGACTCGACCTGTAGGGCAAACCCTTAATCAAGAAACTGGGGTGGAAGGAAAATTCTCGGATAGGGATTTATATAGTGATATCACTATGCACATATTGAGCAGTAAGAATAATCCCGTATGTAAAATTAAATTTTTGGAATGTTTTCCTGTAAATATAACTAACATAGAATATTCTCAACAAGAATCAGATACTACTTATGCAGAGTGTACGGCTACATTTGCTTATACTCTTTTTACAGCTGAATCTGTACCAGAAAATGCATAAATAGATTTGAGAGGGTAGTTAAGACAATCTAGAGTAAGGAGAATTTATCTTCCAACAATTTTGTGGAAGCATATTTAGAGTAATATAGGTAAGGGTAGATTGAGCACTGGCTACTTTCTCCCTTTTTATAATGGAGTAACAAGATGGATTTGAATGAATTGCAAAATGATGCAGATCGTGATTTGAAAATAGATGATACAGAATTGGATATGGAGAGCATTAGAACTCCGCAATTGCATAATAAGTATTTAAAACTGTATACAAAATATTCATTACAGTTAAAGAAAGCACAAGATGATTATAAAATTTTGTATAGGTCGAAGTGGGAATATTATACGGGTAAAGCAAACCCAGATGTTTATGAGGCAAAGCCTTTTGATTTAAAAATATTGAAGGCCGATGTCGGTATCTATCTAGATGCTGATAAAGAGATACAGGAACTGGGTCAAAAAGAAGCTTACATACAAGCAATTGTTACATATTTGGAAAAGATTTTAAGGGAGATCAATAATCGTAATTGGAACATTCGTAATACTATTGAGTGGAAGAAGTTTATCCATGGTGAGTGATGGACGTTACCTTTACAAAATTCAATGAAGTATATCGCCGTATCAAATGTGAACCGTCAGTTGCAATAGAGCTTTCGAAATTTTTTCCATATGAAGTACCAAATGCAAAGTTCACGCCGTCGGTTCGTAACAGACTTTGGAACGGAAAGATTAGATTGTTCAGCCCAGGTACTGATAAAATCTACTATGGACTATTACCGTATGTTCAACGATTTATCAAAGAACAGGGACATATCCTCAAGTATGATTCAGACTTTCTTAAAAGAAATTTGGATAAATC